GGACCCGAAAAGGTGGTACGTGCCATATTAATACTCCATACAAAGTAAGCTTATTAATCGTGTATGCGTCTGCTGGGACAGTTTAATAAGCTGGTTTCCCAGTTTCCTCTATCTTACTACAAATAAAAAAGATACGCAATAAAAAGCAAAACCCCAGCCTTTTGAGCCGGGGTCTTATTACTACTCTGGGGCTAGTTAAGCACCAGGTGATCCAAACATTCCTAGTGGATCCGAGAATCCAAAAGAATAACGCTCACGAGACTTGTAACGAACGTTACCTGTATCAAAATCACCGTCCATCGAGTTGCTCAAAGGAGTACGAATAAAATGCTTCATACCGTTTGGCACATCGGTGCAGATGAAATAAGCGTTGGTGTCGGTCAGGTAGTTATTTACTGTATAACCATCTGGAATCGAACCGTTGTTTACGATAGCGTTAATGTCGTTATCGGCTGTACCAACACGCAATTGAGTTTCGAGCAAACGAGTTGCAACGAACTGTAGTGCAGGTGGAACAATCAATTTCTTAGGTTTAGCAGCGATTAACAAGCCACGCTCGTCTGTCCAAGCAGCAATCTGAATAACTGCGGCTTCCAAAGAAGTCTCATTCAAATCGGCAGGGGTAGATTGAGTGTTGCTGTTTACACCACCAGAAACTAATGGGTGTGATGTGCTAAATAGAGCCACACCGTCACCACCAGCGTTTACACCAGCAGTAAAGCCATTGTTTAATACAGCGGCTGCTTTAGTCTGTTTGGTGTATGCCATAGCACGAGCCAAAGCCTTTGTATAGCGAGCTGATAAAGAATCGTAGAGGTTATCTTCGATTGCTTCTTCAGTTAAGCTAAAGCCAAGGGCGATAGTTTCGTGGTTATAGCGAGCTGTGAAAGCCTCTTGAGCATTGTCATAAGCGATGGCAGAGCCTTCGTTTTTGACAGGAGCGGCAGAGAAGCCAGACAGTTTTGTTTCTTCTTCGAACGAACGCTCAGAGGTCTCAGTTGTATAGATCTCTTTATGTTGTTCACCATATGTTGCATACTCAAGTCCGAACAATGCGTTCAATCCTGGGAGCAACTCTTTCAGTAGTTGTGCACGTGAAATAGCCATTTATATGCTCCTTATATGCCAGTTGAGTTGTTGTACTGATGCATTGTGGCGTTAATCTTGACGATAAACTCAACAAATGTATCGGTGCCAGTTGCTGTATCTCTTACCACATCGATAATGCGGATAGGTAGAGTATTGGTAGTAGCTTGCGTACCTTCATCAATTGCTACTTTGGAGTTACCAGTAGTGGTAGATCCAGAGTTTTGAATCAGGGCAATGTTATTACCAATAGCAGAAATGCCCATTCCAGCAACAGTTGTGCCTGAAGAGCAAGAAACTACTTGGAACAGTGTGTCAGGATCATCTGCAACGACTGCAAAAATCTTTGTTCCAGACTTGATTGACTGACTTGCTGGGTAGAACTGTTGTTGCTGTACTTGACCAGTGGATGAATTGGTAAAACTAACACCTAAAAATACACCACAAGGTGTAGCTGTAGTTGTGCCAGTATCTTTCTCAATTGTTCCATCTGCTACACGTTTTACTAAATCGCCATAAAAAATGCTTGTAGCATAGCCACTTGCAATTTCCATCGGGCGGGTTGCTCCCGCAAAGACTTGACCACCAATTAAATTGACTGGTTTTAGTCCATACGGAGCGTCTACAGTAGGATAAGCCATAATAAACTCCTAAATTAAATTAACTAACCTTGCCAAGAGATGTTGTAGATTTTCTCTCACTAAAGAGAGGCATCCTTGGATCACTTTGGCGCATAAGATTACTGTCTACAGCTTCCATTTGGTTTTCGGCTTGCTTTTGGTAATGTGCATTACGTTGTTCAACGAATTCTTCTGGAGTCTTGCAAAGCAATAATCCGCCAATCTCAATTTGGTCTTTGTAACGACTATTGGGATCAACTAGCAGCTGCATTTCTGGTTGCTCTTCAATCGGTACAGGCTCCCATTTTTCTCTCAATTTCGCAGAGAGATTACGGGGGTCAGCTGCGCCAAGTGTTGAAACTCGTACCCAATGATATTTATATCCAGGAATCTTTACAGGCTCTGGAAGTAACTCTGCTGGTGCCCACTGCTGAAGGCGCTCGCTTTTATCACGGGTTTCTACTTCACGGTCAGTTCTTTTCGTAGTCATTTTAGATTTCCTTTATTAGTTCACGGGCGTATTGTTCATTTGTTAGTCCTAACTTCTTGGCAATTGATTGCTGGGAAGTTGTTAGGCGCACCTTTTTCGAAGATGTGCTGCGACTAGCTGAAGCTACAACAGTACTAGGTTTCGATCTAGTCTGCGGTTTTTCGTCATCTACGTCCTCGAAATTCTCAGGGAATCTCTTACGCATTGTTTCGTCAATACGTTTGTAATACTCATCGGTAGTGGCATAAGCCATACCGTTTTGTTTAACAAGCTTTTCATGCAATCCCAAGGCTAAACTGGTCATTTCGTCATCTTGACCAAACCAAGAGTTTTTTTCTTGCCAACTTTGGGCTTTCGTATCCCGCATTGGCTGTTGCACTGGCTGTTGTGGTATTTGTACATCATTTTCCCGCTCTTGTAAAGCCCTTCTTTGATTTAAGTTTTGAGTAGCGTCAAAAACCCTATCTAACTTAATCTTAGCGGAGGTCATTTTGTCCTGAGCGTCAACTAATTTATCGCCATCTCCCGCCTCATAAGCGTCTCGATATTCTTTTTTAGCCAAAATCAGTTCTTGCTCTGCACTCGTTTTAAAGGAGTCTACAGCCATTGATTCTGAAGAATTAACTTTGCCTTTGAGGGCTTTATTTTCTTCATAAAGCTTCTTAGCAACATCAATTGCTTCTTGACGTTCCCGCTCTGCAGCATCTTTTAGTCTGCGCTCGTCATGGTAAATCTTGCGAAAGCCAGCAATCTTCTTCTTTGCTTCCACAGAATACTCATCAAGCTCATCCCGCTCCAAAGATTCTATGAACTCTGGGTCAGAAGGAATCTTGTTGCGATCTTCTGGTGGGGTGTCGTCTTCAACTTCAACTTCAAACTCGTCTTCTTTGTCAGTGTCTACTGACTTTACTTCTTCTTCATCGGCAAACTTTTGGTTTTCCATTCGTATATTCCTTATGTTCGTTTACTTGCGTTTAATACCACGGGGGTCATCTACTACGCCTTCCACAGAATCATCGTTGATCATGCGGAATTCACGTCCATGAATGACTAAACGGCTACCAGCATAGGGTTTAACAAGGACAAAGTCGCCCTGTTTACACCAAGCACCGCTAGGAAAGCGAGCTTTATCTGCATAGCAATCTGGTCCTAAACTAACTACAAACAGCACAGTGGTTAGAGTTTCTTCAATCCGAATTGTTTCGTCTGCTTTTGCGATACCGCTTTGAAACTCTTTTTCCTGCTCTGGAATAGCGCATAAAATGCGATAACCAGAGGGTTTAGGAAGCTGTGTTGCCTTTGCTTCGTCTGACTTATCAAGCAGATTCGTAAGATCTACTGCTTTTCCTAAGTCGATTTGATTACTCATCCGAGTTCTCCATTCTGTCTTTGAGGTCTAATACGTATCCACGAGCAATGAGCAGACCTCGGATCTCACCACACGATTTTTTGTAATCCTCAAATTTTTCGTAATTTCCAAGGATTACTGCATCTTTAAGTTGGGTAATTTTTTCGTCAAATTGCTTAACCAACAGTTCTAATTCGGTCATTTTTAATTATTCCCCTTGTTAGAGTTGTTTCTTGCGTTCATTTCAGCAGCTATTAGCTGTGCGGCTATTTGACCCTTCTGAGCATCTATTTGTTGCTTCTTATGAGCCATATCTACGCCCAGTTTTGTGCCATCAAACTCAGATTTACGATCTAAAGCAGTCCTATCCTTCTCAATACTGACTCCGAGGCGAGTACCATCAATTTCTAGCTGACCTTCTACCCGTTGGCGCTCGATAGCTAACTGCTCTACTCTTAATTGAGCATCCACTTGGTCTTTTTGAGCCTTGCGTTGCTGTTCTTGAGCTTTAATTTGGATTTCTTGCATCTGCATTTGGACAATAGGATCTTCCGCCTGTTGTTGAGCTTGCTGTTGAGCAGCCTGCGCCTGATTTTGTTGCAACAATTGAGATGAAGCTTGTGCCACCAGACGTGAAATTTGAATTTCATAGTCCTCTGGGAGGGCATCTTGGTCTTCGTCCTTCATATAAGGCAATGGAGCACCTAGTTGTTGCTCGATCATCTGGCGGTACTTGAACCCAAAGTGTTCTGCAATGTGTGCTTGGAGTGCCGCAGTCATCTGTTGAGCTAATGGATTCTGTCCAATCACTGCCGCAGTGGTCGGATCTTGCAAGAAGTTAGTGTGCGCTGCAATATGAGCGTCTTGATCTTGGTACATAAACGCTTTTAATGGCTTCTGGCTCAAGACATCCATGTTTTCGGTAATTGGATCCTTTGGTTTCTTGTCTTCTTCCAATGGAATGAGCTTCTGAGCGTTGCGAATTCCCAACACATCGAGCATTTGGCGGTGCAACTGGGGCATATTGTAAATTTGTGGGGCACCTTGAGCTAACTGAAGCACGGCTTGGTACTGAACAATTTTCTGCGCCATCGTTGCAGCGTTAGGATCAGACACAGGAATAACTGTAACAAGTGAATAGTCTGATTTTTTAGCTCTTGGGCGACCATCTACAGGCTCATAATCATATTCTTCTGGGGTGTAGTCCCGAATAATGTCTTTTAACAGACGTAATTCCTGTTTCATTGAGTAATGAACACGGGCTTGTACCGCACTCATGACCTTTAAGGTACGTTCCAGAATAGCTAGAGTTGTTCCAACAGGTGCGTTGGCTGACATATCAGACACCTTCATGTCTGCTGCGGAAGCAAATCTACGACCTTCTTCTACGATAGTGCCAAGTAACTGATACAGCACCTGACTAGGTTCCTTGTACGGCAGGGTCATTAAGTTATCTTTAATGGCTCCGCTAGGCACGTCCACATCACGGAACTCGCCTGGTGCTATCGGGGTGTCGTCACCTTTGACACGCAATCCACGGGTCTTAAAGCCGCCTGGCAAGTTGCTAAGGGTTCCTGCGTCAACGAGCTGACGAATAAGAGACGTTCCAGACTTTGCAAAGGCGCC